GCACTAAGCGCCTTGAAGCTGTCTTAGACAATTTACTTGGCCACGTTGCCCTTAATGGAGTTAACGGAAGTCCATTTGTTATCAAAGATCCGGATCGCTATTATGTTGAAGAATACTTTACTGATGGTACTCCAAAACTTAATGCTACACTGCTAGCAGCAACTCACGACAACGCTGCTAACTGTTCTGCTAGTAGAACTGTTGAACTTGCTGGTAACGCCGCTGCTGACGGTGATGCTGCACGTGCAAGCACCGGTGGTGGTGTGGCTCTGTCTGGTGGTTCCAATGGTGATGTTGCTATTGTAACTGGACATCTGGATTCTGGTCAGTCTGCCCTCGGCGGAACAGATTGGGGTTCAGAAACCCAACTCGAATTTGAGACTATTATTCGTACAAAGGCCAATATTGATGAAATGACAATATTGGCT